ATATTGTATGTATATAATAGATTCAAGTGAGTAGTAATAGACAGCCCCACTTCTGTCAAAAATGGCGCGTACATCGTCTTCCGCCGGACAAATAAACGGATAACCCAATGATGGGTTTAAATTTAATTGTTCTTATGGAGACATGGATATGTCATTTTCAGGGAATTCATTTTCAACTACTCAATATATCTTAGATGAAACATTCATTCGTTTTATTAACTATCTTAATTTCGCAAAAGTAGCAAATCGCAATCTTGAAGGCGACTTCAAAGGATTGAAATACGCAACTGGCCAGACGATCAACTATCGTTTGGAAGAACGTTACATGGGTGGATATGGCGCAACCGCGACATCCGAAGCTCGTGTGCAGGTTGTTAGACCTTTAACTATTGATACACAGTTCCATACCATGGTTGAGTTTAGCGGCTTTGAATTAACGTTCGATCGTGCCCGTGACCAACCGTACTTAGACATGATGTTAAATCCTCGTGCTAAACGTTTGGCTAACATGGTTGAGCAGTTCATTGCAACAACTAACTTCCAAACTCAAGTATTCCAAGCATACGGTTCTCCAGGCGTTGCAATTGACTTTAACACCATATTGCAGACAGACGCTTATATGACTCAGCTTGGTATCCCAGAAGATGGTAATCGATATTGGGCTAACCCTCCTGCTGTGTCTGCAACGTTAACAAATGACCTATATACCGTATTCAATATGACGGTTAACAGAGGCGCATTGTTAGATGGCTTTATTGGTCACTTATCTGGCTTTGATTTCTTCAAAACCAATTTCTTACAAAGACAAATTGCGGGAACACCCGGTGCAACAGGTGGTAGTCCTCCAACAGGCTATGTAGCTGCTGGTACTATCGCTAATGGTCCAATCACAGGTGGTAATACATTCCAGGTTACTGGAGTATCTAATACATTAAACCAAGTATTATTTAATGTGGGAGATATCTTAACGCTGGATCCTGCTGCTGGTGTTTTCATGGTTAATCCATTGACCTATGAACCACTTTCTCAAACAGCGCAGTTTGTTGTGACTCAACAAGTTCTTTCTAACGGAACGACAACCAGTCCAACATTCACAGTAAGTCCAACGATCGTTATATCGGGTGCTCGTCAGAACATATCTGCTGCCATTCCTAATGGTGCGCAAGTGTACTTAGCATCTAGTCATAACGTTTCAATGGCGTTTCATAATCAAGCTATCGTGTTTGCAGCACCTCCAATTAAAGAGTTAAAGGGTGGTGTTGAGGCTGTTACTTCTTATAGTGATCTTTATAAGATGGCAATGACCTATTCGTTGGGTGCTGATATCCGAAACTATGTTCAATTAGATCGTATTGACATTATTGCGGGTGTGGCGATTAACCCAGAGTTCGCAGTAATAGCAATGTCCTAACGTGACTTGGGAGGTCAGCATCATCCCTGGCCTCTCCTTTTTGTTGGAGTTTTTAAATGGATCAATCCAAGAAACATACGAGTACTGTAGAACAGTTTCAATATTTAGGACGGTGGGTTGATAAATCCTATTTTCGCGCATTTGTTTATGACAAAAACGGACAGCAAAAGTTAGCGAACAATTACAATGAATTTGAATCTTTGACGAATAGCGGGATATGGTTTGCGTCAAAGCCTGAACCTGAAGCTTCTAATGGAAGGAAGCGAAAAGATGGCATTATACAGTCAGACAGTTAAGGATTTTGTACAAGATGCATATCAACTTATCAGTGCAAGCAGTCCAACAGTTCCTCTGCAAGGCAATGATATGCAAAAAGGTGTGCGCTTTCTTAATGAATTATTGAAGTCATATAGTTCAAGCTCTTTATTGCTTACTATTGCTCAGAAAGTCAATTTTACAGTTCAGATAGGACAGCAATTTGTAACATTTGCTGATCCAACATATGTTCCAACCGCCGATGTCACGATAGGTCGCCTATCAAATCTTGAAAATGCATGGCTAGAATTGGACGGCGTTGATTATCCTTTAATAGATGAATCTCGTAATGTATTTTTTGGAAGTTATAAGTACTTTCCCCAGTTAGGGCTGCCTCGGTTTGTTATTATTACTAATGATTTAAATCTAACAACCATGCAACTTTATCCGGCACCTTCTCAGCAATATAATATGTATGTCTATGGTAAGTTTGAATTGCCATATATTCCAGAAACAGGAACGATGTCGAGTGTTCCTCTCTATTATTATCGCTATTTGAAGTTTGCTTTAGCTCGTGAACTTGCATTTTATAAAGGACGTTCTTCTGCTTGGGATGCAAAACTGGAAGGAATGTTTCAAGAAGCACGAGACGAGATGGAAAGTGTAAGCGCTATGAATCTTGTCATTGATAGTGCTAATGAGAGCTATTTAAATGGGTCTTGGCGATTGAGAAGTGGAATCTGAATAGGTGTTGTATACTTAGAAAGTAGGTGGTATATTTTAGTCTCGATTAATAGGAGACATTATATGCCGATAACGAAATCATTACCAGAAGAAATAAATGGATTTAAAATTTTAGAAGATTTAGGGCAAGCTGCAAATAAAATTAGATATGCTAGAGTGATATGCAAGGCTTGCGGAGAAAAATTTAAGACAAGTGTATATCACATAAAAAAGATACAAAGTTGCGGATGTTTACCGTGTGTTCCTTCTGCTGCTGAATTACCAGAATTTATAAATGGATTTAAAGTTTTAAAAGATTTTGGATACAACAAAGGAAGTAGACGAGCTTTAGTTATTTGTAAAATATGCAAAAGAGAGTATGAAGTTGATCCAAATAAGTTGAAGTATAGACTTCATTGTGGGTGTATAAGGAAAGGACAAATTGCATGTAGATACGCGCAAGAATATCCACGACTTGCGAATATTTATAAGCATATGAAAACTAGATGTTATAGAAAGACAAGTCAAGATTATTATTTATATGGTGGTCGTGGAATAAAAATTTGTGATGAATGGTTAAATGATAAGAATAATTTTTGTGAATGGTCATTGGCAAATGGTTATTCATATGATATGTCAATTGACCGTATAGATAGTAATGGAAATTATTGCCCTGAAAATTGTCGGTGGGCAGATGATGAAACTCAGTCAAGAAATACAAATAGAAATGTTTTAGATGAAAAAATAGTAAGATTATTGAGAAAAGAACCAAAAAATATGACGCATAAAGAATTAGCAGAAAAGTACAAAGTAAGTAAAGCAACAATATGTGCAGTTAAAAATGGAAGAACATGGAAACTTAAAGAATGAACTCATCCAGGGACGGACAATTTTCTATCCAACCATTAAATATCATTGGACAATATGGCGTTCAACGATTTAAACAATTTGGTTGTGAAGATACTGCTAATTGGTATTTGGTAAAAGGTGATACCACAAAACGTCCTTATGCGATGTACCCAACACTTGGACGAGCACATATTAATTATCAAGGGAACAATATATTAATATTTGATGCGACGCCAAGGTCTATATTTAAAAGTATAAACTATTGTTATATTGTCGTTGGTAATACGATTTACAGAATAGATTCATCTTATAATGTTGTTGCAATTTCAACTAATAAAGCACTTGGTATTACGGGCTTGAATACTTTTTCAGGATCCATTTATTTTACTTTTTTAGTCGTCAATTCAATTGTATTTTCATGTTTTGTAGATGATCAAAACATTTATATTTATCAAGAGGATACTAATACATTTTATATTGTGACCGATCCCAATGCGCCAGGAGGAATAGGATCTGGTACGACACCGGGATTTATAGCAGCATTTGGAAATAGAATTACGGTGTCAATTGCAAATAGCTCACAATTTTTCCTGTCACAAATTAATCTTGGAGGAGCATCTTTTGATCCATCCATGTGCTTCACGATTGCAGGTTCCAGTGTATTTGCTCAAGCAACGAATATAATTAGACAAATGGGTGTTTTGAATAATACGCTCTATATATTCAATGATTATGTTATAGATATTTGGGCAAATATTTCGGCTATATTTTCAGGAACGGGTGTTATGTTCCCTTGGAAACAAAATTCTACATATAATTGGAACTTTGGCATAGCCAATCCATCATCACTTGATATCGATTTTGGAAAGATGGCATGGCTTGCAAGAAATAGTGATGGCCTCTTACAGTTCATGGTAAGTGAAGGTGGTTTTCCAGAAGTCATAAGCACAAAAGCGATTGATACTTTATTGCAGCGTTATTCTAATTCATATGGATCCAATAACCCATTTTTGTTACCTAATTCAAATGGATTCCTCTATCAATATGAAGATACCATTTTTTATCGTATGTCAGGTGGCGCTTATTATGGTAAAGGTATACTTGATCAAGAACAAATGGGAAATAGTATAGAGTTTAGTTTTGATATAAGAGAGTGGCATAGATGCATAGAATTAAATGGAGAGCGAAATAGAATACAGTATCATGTCTATTTTAATTATAATCACTTAGTGACAGTTATTGGTGAAAATACTGTATATAATATGTCTGGACAGTATTATTATAATGAACTTAGAAATCCTAATGAACCTAATCCTCAAGCTGTCGATGCTTATTTGGCATATCCATTTCGCTATGAAAGAGTAACTCCTATCCTATCTCAATCAGATTATTCTGAATTTGAAACAGAATATGTGGAAATTGATTTTGTATTTGGTGACAGTAATATTAATTACTCTACTGCTCCTTTTAATAATGTTCAATTTATCATTGACGAACAATTATTAAATGGATCTCCTCAATTTATTATTGCAGAACAACCTGGTGCTGATGGTCAGCCAGTTTTTATGATTGCGGAAGGTTCATCTAATACACCAAATTTGTCTGATATGACATATAACACGCTATTTAATCCACACATCGAATTATATTGGTCAGACGACGGTGGAAAATCATTTAACTCGGCAGACGTTCGTGAATTTTCTCAAATGGGCGTTTACATGTGGCGTATGAGATGGTATCAATTAGGACCCTCTCGAAATCGCGTATACAAACTTATCTGCGTCAGTGTTGTTCCTATTGTTGTATTGGGAGCAGTAATGAACATAAGGAGGATCAGTGGGGGCGCCAATTAATTTAAACGTACTTGATCCTCCTATTCTTGAGCAAACACAATTTGGTCCTGATATGAATAGATGGATCTCGGATATTGTAGACATTATTAATGCGAGTTTTACAACACTCAATCAGGCGTTTTCAAGTATTCTTGCTGTTGGACAAATAGATGTAGGTGGTAGTGGAGCTGGACCATTGTCAGTTACTGTCTCTGGATTGATGAGCACAAATTACGTTAGTGTGGCATTAGTAAGTTCAAGTAATCCAGTGACGATTGCATCAGTTGTTCCAGGAAATGGTAGTTTTTCGATTACATTTAGTGCAGATCCTGGTGCTTCTGCTATTATAGTTTATCAGGCATTTGTAACGCAGCCTCAGTAAAAAGGAGAAAGGATATGGCAGGGATTTTTGATATGATTGGAAGCTTTTTCCATCCTGAAAGACCTTATGAGAAAGCAGAAGAAGCAGCTCGTCAAAGTTGGAATCAATCACAAGGATTTCAACAGCCTTATAATCAGCAAGGTTTAGAACAATATGGCCGTTTAAATCAAGCCGCTGGTTCCTTATTAAATCCTGCTGAATTGCAGAATCAATGGTCATCAGGCTATGAAAATTCTCCTTATGCAAAGCAACTTCTTGGAATGAATCAATCTCAAGGACTGGATGCTGCCAGTCAAATGGGACTTCTTGGAAGCAGTGCTGCTCTTGGTAATATTCAACAAGGTGCTGGAAATATAGTGGCGCAATATAGACAGAAATATCTTGATGATTTGATGCAAAAATATATGCAAGGTATTGGTCTTGGAAAAGATATTTATGGAATAGGTTCCCAGGCAGCCGCTAATCTTGGTGCGCAAGCATTATCACACGGCCAAGACATCTCTGGATTACGATATGGACAGTCTGCCGCACCTGGATCACTATTTGGAAAAATTTTAGGGACTGGATTAAATTTTATTAAGCCTGGAATAGGTTCGGCTTTTACTGGTCAATTTATGCAACCGGGAAACATGTATGGTGCTGGTAACCAATTTAATTCTTCAGGAGCTGGATAAAAATGCCAATAACGGGACAAATACCATTGCCTGAAAGTGGATTCGATTCATTTTTAGATGCAATGAAGCAGACTCAAGAAAATAAATTACGAAGTGCTCAAGCGCAGAGAGAACAAGCTAGAGCAAATTTACCTTTTGGTGGAGAAATACCTCCGGGTCCCGCTGGTCAAACAGTTGGATTGGAAATGGTAAAAATGTTATATGGACAAG